TCCATAGGTACAAAGAAACGAGCCACAAGTCTGTGTACGTATTTTTCGATAAGGTTGTTGTTCGAGATTGCTAAGTACTGTGTTCCATGCCCGCCAGTTAGTGAGATCTTAGGCCATTTGATCGCATCGTTGTAGTTGGTAGTTATTTTAACGCTACCGTGATCAGAGATCCACCAGTATCTTTCTAACTCAGCGTTATTTGACTGGCGTTTCATTGTACGTTTCGGATTACTTGCGTAAGTAGTACCGAATAATTCCCATCTTTCTTCCATAATAAATTATTGTATATTTAGTTGTTATATGGTATATATAGCCCTAAGTTTCAAAAGAAGTAAGATTTGGCAATTATATTATGTTATTATAAAAAAAGAGAGGTCCCAAATGACAGGGACCTCTCTGGCCTAAATAAAAAGGTGAGGAGAGAACCTCCTCGTGATTACTTAATAACAAAAAAGAATTAAGAGAATATCAAGAATAACACATATACAATAAGTAATCACATATTATATATCGTTGCTTTATTTTGTTTCAAATTTTAGCTAATCAAAGGCGCTGTACCTGCTGCTAATGTTGAAATTTCTGTTGGCGTTAGTTCTCTTGAATATAGTATAGCTTCATCAATACTACCATCAAAAGGACCGCCAACAGAACTACTGGTACCATTACCAATTGCAACCGGTGTACTAGGATTAGCATTAGGATTTAGATTAGACTCTGTAGCACTTTCAACACCATTGATATAGACTTTCATTCCATTAGTAGTACTAAATGTTCCTGCAACATGATACCAAGTACCGGTATTCATTTGGGTAGTAGTAGTACATTGGCGTGCTGCTCCACCTGAATCAAATCTAATAAAGTTTATTCTTCCATTGGAAAGTGATCTAAATTGCCAAACTCTTTCACCTTGAAAAGAAGCATCAGCAGTTATTATTTGACGATTACTGCCAAATGCTGATGCATTGACCCAAGCGGCTACACTAAACTCATTAGCAATACCCCATACTTTTGAATTCAAAATTACATCATTATTACCATTAGCATCTACAAACAAAGCCTGTCCAAATTTACCAGTACTAAATGAAGTAGAAGTCTGTAATAATGTATTTCCGTTTCCACTTTCATCTACTGCAGTTCCATCAAATGGAAAGTAGAATTGAATATCAGCTAGTGAAATAAGCGAAGCAGGTGCCGCTGAATAAATTTCAGTAGCTCCAGCATATACTTTAGTTACTTCACTACTACCTAAATAGATAGCACTAGCATCTGTATTTCCTTGTTTTATCGCCATAATTATACGATATAGTATATTGTGCTTGCATCATACGCACCTAAAGCATCATATTGAGCTTGAGTACCTGACCAAAATCTATTTACTAAAGTTGGTGTTGCAGTATCATTTGCAGGGATTGTATCTCCACCAATTGATAAAAGATCACTATCAGTTAAAGTTAATAACTCTTCGGTTGTATCAGCAGATTTTAGTGTTATACCTGCTGGAAAAGAGACGCCACTTGTACCAGCAGACATTGGAATTGCATTGCCTTCACCGTCTGTGATTTGTTTTTCTGTTGCACCTACTACACCATTATCTACAGTTTTAAGTAGACCTTGATATGATGTATTAATTGCATTACCTGTTAAAGTTGCCATATTTTAAATTATAATTATTTTAAGTTGTTTCCCAAAGCCTTGTTTCAGCTTCCCAGTTATTTGTATTTCCAGACCAAGTAAATGGTACTACTGGACCAGCTGCTTCAGCAAGAGCATACCACCATGAGCCATTTAATGGAGCTGTGATGCCATAGTAATTAGCTAATGCTATAGTCCACGAAGCGTATAGAGGTTCAGTAATACCGAAATAGTTACAAAGTGCTTGTAACCACGAAGAGTTTACTGGCTCAGTAACTCCTAAGTATTCACAATATGCTTGTAGCCAGTTACCGTTGACAGTCTCTGTTACTGTACCGAAAGTCTGGTTATAAACATATGTTTGTTGTACTGATTGATTTACTGCCATATTCTTTAAATATAAATTTTAGTCTAGTTGTTACCCTTTAGTTTAGTAACAGCATCTATAACTCCTTGCGTTCCGATATAGGCAGTTGCAATAATTACCCAATCAGCCGAAGTAACTTGACCGGTAAGTGCTAAAGTAGTAGCTACAATAAAAACAAATAATTTCTTACTTATTCTTTTGTTTAGTATTCGGTCTAATGTTCCCATTACTTAGGTATATTTTTAGTTTTTTAATATTAGACTCAGTAGCTTTAGTTACAGCTGCTACAGTCTGGGTCACAGTCGGTTCCACAGTCGGCATAAATCCATAAGTTATTTCTTTTCAAAGGAATATCAGTTACCAAGCCACTGAAGTAAGGCGTGTCTTTATTAGGCATCATACCATCAACACCAGGATTAGTATATTCTGGGAATACACCTGGGTTGTCTTTAAGCCACTCTAACATTCTTTTATTATAGAACTCTGCAGTATCTAATGCACTCTCTCTAAGCCACTTCATTTCATCTAGAGTGGTTGGTTGAGTCTCTTCACTTGTACCATTTAAGATACCTTTCTCTACCATTTTATACTTTAAATTTGGAAGTAATAAGTAGAGAGCATACTGAATTAAACAAGGACCAACGTAATCTTTTAAGAACATATTCTCAGTTACTGTTAGGTCAGTGTTAATTACACCCTCTTTTAATCTGTTGTAGAAACGAGTTCCTAATGTATCTTGAATGTATATGTCCTGTGCTTGTAAGATAGAAGGAGTAAGGACATCAATTCGAATATTGTTATCGAGAGCAGTCCACTGCTTCATTCTCTGTTCGCTTACTAATAATACTGTGTCCATCTTAGTATTCGATATTATTTGTTTGTGGCGCAGTATCTTCAATCTGTGCCTCGTTAATTAACTTATTAGGTCTAATCTTAAGACTAATATTGAAACCTGCTAATCTTAACATATAACCAAATCCACTAAGAATCTTCTTACGTTTAGGTTCTACTACTGTACCTTCAAAGTGTGCATAAGCAACTCTAATTTCTTCAGCATTCGAACTAAAACCTGCACTATCTTTAATACCTAAAAGTAGAGGTGACGTAATTCTGTGTGCTGTTAAGATTCTACTTGAGATTCTCTCTTCAAGTGTAATATAATACGTATCGTTGCTATTCTCAATTGGAGTAACTTGTAGTTCTTTACCAGGCTCACTAAAGCTTAAGAAGAAGCGTCCTGCATTCTCTTCACCTGCAAATGTAGATTCAATTTCTCTATAAACATCTCTACGTTCTTCAGGACTTGGAACACCATTTCTAAATTGTAAAAACATACTTGGAGCAAGACCATTAGAAATATTAGAAGCGTGGAAACGACTTACTCTTGCATCAAGATCAATATCATTAAGTGCACCAATATAAGAAGGTAGAGGATATGTCTCATTACCAGGAGTATAATTGTAGTAATAGAATACTTGTGATGCATTATCACCCTTATTATCTGTTGGGTCATATGCTCTATAAGTATCATAAGGATATTTTCTTAGATTTGACCAGTTTGAACTGTACATGTACTCTTCAACTTTATCATCCTCGCTTAGTTTACCACTTCTTACATTAGCAAATGGTAAGTGATACATCTCAACAATTCTAGTCTGTTCTTTATTCCAGATTACATTGAGAGCATATCCTTGATAAAGCGTATAATCGAGTGCAACTTTTTCGAAAATCTCGTTAATAGTTTCGCCGTTAGTGTTGATGTATTCATCGCCGATAAGATCAATTCCGTCGCCAATAATACCAGCAGTAATAGCATCAATGCAAGTGTGATGCATGGCAGATGTGTCATAGAGTGCAATAAGTTCTTGTGGGAAAAGGTTGGCCTCTCCATAGAACATATAGTCTTTACCTCTTACCTCTTTAATTTTTGGCAATTCAATAGCAGAGAATTCACTGCCTTTAATAGAATAGATGCCTTCTGGTGTACTTCGCATATTTTATCTTTTAATAATTAGGTCTGTAGTAAACATCAGCTTCTCTTTCTTCCGTAGCCGCGTTACTAGTATAGTTAGTCATTCCTGTACCTCCACCTGGTTCTGTAATTATTTTGGCTAAGCCTTCTTCAAGTATTACATCAGTAGGATCAACAAGACTCCAGTAATAAACACCATTTTTATGCTCATTACCAAATCCTGTAGGAAATGTAACCAGTATTTTACTATATCTATCGTTCGTTTCTTGAACCGCTCCAGTTAAGATTAAATCCTGCTTACTGTATTGAGATTTCAATACGAATGTATAATCATCTACATAATCTATAAGATTTGGTTGATTAAAATACAATTCAACACTTAAAGCAGCTTCATCAATGTATAATGTCATGGTTGCATGTTTATTTATACAGATAAATATAAAAACGCGATAAGTTGTAATTGCATGAAAAAACACATTAAATACGGTAAGTTCGAACGAACAGAGTGGAATAGCATATGTGGACTAGAAGATCCACTAGTCCAAAAGTGGTTTGAGTGCATTGACTTCATGGATTGGTCTGAGTATGAATTGTGGGTTCATGGCTCAATCTTAGAAGATAGACCAACAATGGATATTGATTTAACATTGATAGGCCCAGATAGTCCTGAAAGAGTTAACTTTATGCTTGAAACTATGGTAGCATGTGGTTTTCATCTAGGTATTTATGCTGATGTTAAATATTTATATGATGGTGAATTATTCGATCATCAAGAATGGTTAGAAAACCCACATTGGATAACTAATATTTATGCTAATTATAGACCTGAAATAGAGGTCGATGGTAAAAACTTTAACTATGGTGAGTCAATTAGTGGCTATTATATTAGTACACAAGTACATCCACTTAAAAAGGTGAGGCATAAAAATATGCCAAGTCCAGTAAGAATACTATAAAAAAGAAGAGTCCTTTGAAACTAATCTAAAGCTACCACTATAACTGTTGTAAATCAATTAAATTATAATAAAATGCAAAACACAAAAGAACCAACAAAACAACAGTGGAACGAATGGATCGCAGCACAAGACGCAGCGGCAGCACTTCCTAACGCAATCTCAGAATTAGCTGAAGCAACAGAAGCAATGGCAAATCAAACATGCGACTTTACTGGATGGAACATCACAATGTGCCTATCCGCTATAGCAGCAGAATTCAAAAGAATGAATGATTTAAAAGAGCAAGAGCTTAACGGCTAAAACTACGGGGGCCTTCGGGTCCCCTTATTTAAACTCTATGACAACATTTTATATTTACGAAGTACCTGGAGAAAAGAATGGAGCTACTAAAGATTGGAAATCTAGAATTAGATCTAATTTTAGAAAGTATGAAGTAGAACCAATTTTAATAGAGACTATGGAAGGTCCTGATACTGAAGCTATGTGGCAAGTAGTTGGAGATAGAGAATGGGAATTAGCAGATCAAAATGGCTATAAGAGAGGAGATCATTATGTAGCTATTAGAAAAAAGAGTTCTCATAATAATAGAACTACTTCACATTTTATAGGTCAAGCTAACCCAAGTCCAGGTAATCATAAAGAAGGTGCAACTAAAGGTGGTATTGAAATGGCTAAGGTAGTTAATACATGTGAGCATTGCGGTTATCAAGGTCGAGGACCTAACTTCTATAGATACCATTCTAAAAATTGTAAAAAGTTAGAGGCATCAAATGTTATATAGAAACACTTTGTTAATGTTTCAAATTGATTTACAAAAAAGAAGAGGGAGCCCGTTAAGGCTCCCTCTTTGAGTATATAGAAACGTTTAAATCTTACGATTCAACGATAGTTCCTGTTACTTCATACATTGGGGATGCTTCCATACCACCTACGATTAGTTCGTATCCAGAACGATCAGCATATGCAACACCTGAAACAGAAGTTCCAGAAGTCATATACGCACCTCTCTCTAAACCAACAGACCAGTATTTACCGTTATTATCTTTTGCGATAACAACCATGTTAGTAGCTTCAGCCATCAACAATAGTTGATTACGCTTTTCAGCTTCCATTTTGTTAAATACCATTGTCAATTGCTGGTCAAAAGTGATAGTTCCATTCTCTTGAGAAACAGTAGTAGTTTCAGTTAGAGATGAAGTTTGACGAGGCGTTTCGAATTCGAAAAAATCAGAAGGTACCATAGCAGATCCACCTACAGTAATTGCGGTTATAACACCAGCAACTGCTGCATAAGTTTGAACTGGACCATTACCAATAAAGATCTTCTGGATTCCACCTTGAGAATCGTTGCAATCTAAAGTAAAGCCAGCTGTTAAATTACTACAAGCCATATTATTTCTGTATTTTTTTTATTAGTTAAAACTAGGAGCCGAAGCTCCTAGTCTAAGTTATTTACGCCATGTCGTTAGTTGCGAAAACGTCAACTTGACCAACACCAACACCTAATCTCCAAGCAGCTCTGAACTTCATTACGTCAGCAGCCTCATCGTAGAAGAATCTGAATGAATCCAACTCGTCAGTAAGACCAGTTGCAGCCAAGATCATTTTACCAGGACCAGCGAATTTGTAGTTAGAACTAACCAAACCTGAAGACTTAACAACTTTACAGTTAGTTCCAGGAAGGATTACGATGTCGTTACCTTCAACAGAGTTGAAGTGGTATAAGTTCTGTGCAACTAAAGCACGAACTAGTGCACGGTAAGCATCAGGAGAAACTACCATGATCAAATCATCTCTGTCTTTTACAGACTCAGCGATTGCATCATATAGATCTAATGCTTGTTCGAATGCGTTAGTAGCAGTCCACGCAGCTGGTACTCCAGCTTGTAGGTTTGCACCGTTTGCAGAAGTGATTTGAGCTTTCAAACCATCAGTAGTACCGAAACCGTTGATCAAGAAACCTTCGTTGTACTTTCTCAATTTGTCAGTGTAAGATTCAGCGATTACTTCCTCGAACGGGATGAAGTCATTACCAGTACCTGCATTCATGAATGCTGATTGGTATACTGAACGTAAATCTTCTACACACATTTCTGTTTTAGATTGTAGAGATTCGATTGTAACTGGAACCTGAGAGTAAGTTACCTCACCGTCAGAAGTCCAACCACAAGAAAGAGCTGATACAGGTAAATCTGCGTCAACCAAGTTAATAGAAACAGTTCCAGATGTGAACCCGCTTCTTAGATCTACATAGTCAAGTAGATCTGTCTTTAAGACAACTTTACTGATAAGACCAAGAGATTCCTGATCTGTATACGCTGGTAAAGCTGAAATGTCAAAACCAAATGCCATAATTTTAAATTGTTTTTTTTAAATGATTAGTTTTTGCGGATAGCTCTTAGTGCTTCCATTCTTTGTGCCAACGCTTGTTCTTTAGCTAGTTTAGTCTCGCTAAATGTGTTTCTAATTGGACTTGCAGCAGGTTCACCTGCAATTTTGTTAAAACGAGCCTTAAGGGCCGTAACTTCTTCAGTTAATGCAGCGATTTCCTCAGTGAAAGGGGCAATCAATTCAGCAATACCACCTAACAACTCTTCAGTTGCAGGAACAGCCGCTTCAGATACAGGAGCTTCAACTGCTACTTCTTCCATTGCTTCTTCAACAACTTCTTCAGTAACTGCATCTTCTGCCTTTTCTGTGATTTCCATGATTTCACCATTAGGACCTACACCGATCAACAAACCGTCAGCAGTTTCGTGGATTCCTTCCGGAGCAAATGGAGCTTCGCCTTCTTCTACTTTTACGTAAAGGATAGCGCCTTCAACCAATTCACCATCAGTATACACTTCAGTACCATCAACTAAAACTGCTTCAGCAAATTTAGCTTCAGTAACAACTGCAGCATCAGTAGCTAACATAACTTTTAGCTTTTTGATAACATCGTTTACTGTCATATCGTCTAATGTTTTTTTAGTTTATCTAGCACTTTGCCAGATATAGTTAAATATATATCCGCCAAAAAATGACAGAAATCTTGGAACACTATTGTAAGAGGCCATATAACTACTAAAATTAAACACAAATGGAACAAGTAGAATTACCAACTTACGATCAGTATATGGCAAAGGTCGAAGAACTGATCAAACAGAATCAACTTACGGTTGAACAAGGAGTTATCCTTAGAAATTGCTATAAAGCAAGAGCCAACGGAACTGCAGTACACATTAATTATTTGATTGCAGCAACTGGCTTAAACTGGAAGAGAATTAATGCTATCCTAAATGGATTAGTCTTAAGAGGTGCTATTCGCAAGGTAGAGAAGAAGTGGTATACACTCTAGTCCTCTTTTTTCTTATTAATGGATCTGATTCTCATTACGTTTAAAACGATACCAGTAAGTAGTAGTATAATTGTGAGAACTGTTTCCCATTCCATAAGTACGGCACCAACGCCTGCGTAGCTAACAACGTTAGCGATTGAGTCTTTACTATCCATTTTGTAACTTTTCTATGAAATTACCTGTAACAGAGAATCCATTAAGTTCTCCAGATTTAATCTTGTCCCAGGTTTGTTTTTCATTTATTTTATACGAAACCATCCAAGTACCTTCTGGTACACTGAATCCCAATCCTTTTGCTTTATCCATTTCTGGATTCGAAACAATCCAACTTTCAAGGAGAGTATTATTGGTAATAACTTTGTTATCATGGTTTATATCCGTATTGTGAGTATTGTTGTCAGCCAAGAATTTCTTAGCTATCTTATTTATCGTTTCTTTTGAAAAATATACGTGAAAGTAATTACCTAATTCATCTTGTCTAAGAATTAATTGATTCGGAATCATTGCAGGACCTGTTACAATCTGCTTTTCATCAGATGAGAATCTCCAGTAATTATTCGAAGGACCAGCAATCTCACCTGGATTACCAGGAGCAGGACCTTTACCGATTATAACTCTACGACCATTACGTTCGAACACATCAAGTTCTTCCCAGTAGTGTTTACAATTTACACCTCCCTTGTATTCAAAGATGTTATAAGTGTTAGCACCATTTGGACCCATACCAGGTTGCAATGCAAGCCTCGACATGGCAAGTAGATCTTCTTGAGAATAGATCTTATCCAATGCAACCATAGCTCTACAGAAGTTACGAGAATTACCACCGGTGTTACCTCTGTATCTGTAGAATGTTTCTGGTCTCTCAGTTAGATCATTGATTATTTCAAGCGCGCGAATACCTTGAGCAACTTCACCAACAGTTTCAAACTGCTCCTTAGTACCATCAATATAAATTGTATTTTCATTTAGTCTTGCGCCCCATTCTTCTGATTTAGCTAGCTTTAAGAAACTAGTTAAGAATATCTCACCATCATCTTCAGTATAGTGACCAACTGCTGCAAAGTCTTGAGCAGTAAATTCTTTTCTTAGTTCTTCATATTTACTAGCAACATAGTATTTCTCTAGACCAGGTAACTGCTCTACCTCTTCTCTAAACTTGTCATAGACTTTAAGTACTTGTAAACTTGGAACTGTATCATCAAATTCAACCTTCTTATCACCTACATTATAGTAAGGGAATCCAAGATTAGCTCTTGTACCTTTAGCATACCAATCTCTTAGATCTAGTAGTCCATCAAACTGTCTAGCTGTTAAGTCAATAATTCTTTCATCCTCTTTATGCTGTACAAACCAGTGAGTTGTCATGAATTCTTCACCATCTAATTGATAACTCATCTTCTTGATACACTTAAGATCCCATTCACCTTCGTAACCACCTAACATGTAGAACATAAACTGAGAAACAGGATAGCAATAACCAAAAGGATAGCCAACGTTGACGCCTTTAGACTCTAACTTTTCCATCATGTCTTTATGGCTAGTACCGTCTTCTAATCCTGAATTCTTATTGACTGTAAATAAGTCTTGGTGCTTTTCGAAGAACTCTCCGAATACATCGTATTTGTCTTCAATCTCGAATCTTGATTCCCATTTAGAATAGCAGACTGCAGCGGCTTGATCCTTATCCATACCATTACTAATCTCTGTACCAATACAACGACTAATAAATTCGTCTTTGGTTTCAGTTGGACCTGGATTGACTACAAATTGTTGTTTACTAAATGCTAACCAGTTAACGTCAATAGCAGGTTTATCTACTAAAGACATAATCTCTACACCTAGATCTTCAAGTTCTAAGTCTTCAAAATTTATAACAAGTTCTACAATCTTATTCATGTTCTATGTATCTAATTTATAAACGAGCTAAATCGTTAATCTTTTTATCTGCCTCTTGTTGTGATGTCATTTCATCTGAAACAACGTAGGCTTTCACTGTCATACCTGTAGTTTGTCCTTGTGACTGTTCTAATCCAACTACATTATTCTGCTGTTGACCTTGCTGAGCGGCTTGTAAGGCAGCATTAGGATCGTATACTGGTGCTGTTGGAATTGAAGGTACACTACCGCCTCCGGCACCTCCACCGCCGCCGCCTCCACCTGGAG